GCCAGAGATTGTTGTCAAGAACCTTCTGCCATATTCTTCAGATCTCCTCCGAGTCCGAGTTGTGCGGCGCTTGGTTTTGGAAGCGACGTTTTTCCGCCGATTGGGTTTTTGTTTTCGCCGGATTGTTTTCCGCCAACTTTCCCAAGACCTCCTGCCGCCATCTTTGTGAGCTCGAACTTCATGTCCTCGTCACGCTGACGCTCGTAGATTGTCTTACCAATCTCACCACTTTCAAAGTCGGCGCCGAGAACATCACTTGTCTTACCAGCACCGTTGTTTGTTTTGATCAGGTAGAGACTCAGAATCTTCTCATCAATCTTGTCGCTTGTCATTCCCATGAACTCACGAACCTCACCAATTGAGATACCAAACTCACCCAACGCACGAACTGCGTCGATTTCGTATTTGAGGTTGAACTTACTCAACGTTCCTGGTTGAACTTCAAGGTTTTTGATTCCCAAAATTCCTCGCAGCAGTTTCTTTGTGATCTGTCCGAACACGATGTTGTGATAGAAGTCGATCACATTCCGTTTGAACACAGATTCCTCTGACGCCACAAGTTCCGAGTTGATCGTACCCTCTTTGGATCTGACGCCAGCCATCGACAACGGAACGCCCATACAATTCAAAATGGAATCCTTGCCGATTCTCATAAGTTTCTCGAAGTCAACATTGGCCATGAATTTGTTGCCGTCTGCAATCAACTCAGTTTTTCCACCAAGCAACATGATTCGACCCATGTTCTCTGAACCAGAGTACATTTCTTTTAGGAACTCGCGGTTGCGGCGAACGGTCTCTGGATCGCCGTCAAGACGGAAGATTGCACCACCCATCCAGCCCTCGTTGAACCATGTGTTGATGGCGTTCTGAGCAAATTGGTTGGTTGTGATTTGGGTGATTTGGGTGTAAAGTGGAGGTTTGCCGTAAACAGCCGATCTCTCGTTTGGCATCTTGAAATGCACAATTTCAGATTCTGTGTACAAGAAGGCTGACTGCTTAAAGTTTTTGTCCGATTCCTTTTTGTATTGCGGTGAAACGATGTTCAATTGCCAATACCCAAGATGAAGGTTCAAGTCCTTATCAATTCCCGGCACAACCCGCATGTTCTCTGCTGGTAGGCAATAAATCGAGTGGATTTTTCCAGCCCGATTTTTTACGATCTGCCAGTATGCGTTTCCGTAGATGGCAAGATCCAGGAATGTTTGGTTGAACATTTGGTAGCCGGTTTGAAGCGGGTTGGGGTTGTTGAACAACTCGATCAACTCTTCGGCGGCTGCGCTGGCTTTGACCCGTTTGTTTCGACCCTTTTCTTGGGTAATGATTCTGAACAGCGGCGTTGTTGCGGAACAATTTGCAGCGATGGTTCTGACCGCCAAATCAGCCCATTGGTTCGTGTCGGTGATCCACGACATCAATTCGAGAGGGTGACGAAGTGGGACGCCGGTCTCTGGGTTGTAGTATCGGTTTGCAATATCCTTTACGTTGGGAGATCTGTTCGATTCGCTTGTCGCTTCAAGATCAACATACTCACCACGATAAACCGACCATCCATTGTCGGTAGTCTTGAACTCGTCCTCAGTCTTCTTAAATCGTTCCATGTCTCGCATCAAGAGTTCTGACGCACCTTCATCATGAGCGTGAATCATAACCAAGAGAATCCTTCAAAAGCATCTGTCTTTTCCTTTGCCGCCAGGGCGCAAATCACAGCCGATGGCAAGTCATCTTTTTCACTTCGTCCCATTGCTGCGATTTTGTTTGTGACCGGATTGAAACCAATCTTTGAGAATTGACGGTAAACCGAGTCGTCTTTGGGACTTTTAAATTTGCCGGTGTCGATCAACTGTCTCAAGTGTGAATAATGGTTGAACTTGAATTCGTTGGTGAATTTGTGAACGGCCAACTTGTATCCAAATTCCTTATCCTCAAACCACTGTTTCACTGATAAACCAAAACCACCAGAGGCATCAAGGCCAACCCTTCTCGCCTGATATGTTTTTGCGAGACGAATCACGAAATCAACCTGATCTGGCATTTGTGTTCCGACCGGGAATGCGTGATACGCGATCAAATCCCATGTTCCATCAATCTTGCAGCCAATAACGACGACAACCGATTGGTCTGTGTATTTGCCGATTGTGGTCGCAGGGTCGTATCCGACATAAATTCCGTTGTCGTACTTCTTGATCGTTTCATCCTTAATGAATGTTGACGGGATCAGGTTTCCGGTCGAATTGACGATGGTGCCGATTTTATCAAACGTCATCGTGCTGTCGATCATCTTGTCTCTGATGTTGTCGAGATCGAAGAACGACTCCTCGTTGTCGCCAACGAATTCACAACAATACTCCTGGGCAAAAGCCTTTGGTGGAAGTTTCTCCGAGACGTTATTTTTTTCGATGAATGATTTGATGTGCGGAACATCAGTCCAGTGAATCGAAAGAATCCTGTCTGCCTGGTATGGCGACATGTTCTTGCCGTCGCGCACAACAGGGTTACACAAGTGATAGAACACGTTATCTGTCCCTTTTGGTGAAGACACACAAGAAATTCGCCAGCCCTTCGAAATTGAAGGGTAAACCGCCTCCCACATCGACTCCGAATCTTTTTTAGAAAGAACGCCAAACTCATCCATGATCACGTTGCCAGAGTAGCCACGAGAGGTGTCTGGGTTGACTGGGAGTGAGGTGATTTCTGCGCCGGATTCAAAAATGACTTCTTCGTTGGTCGATCTCTTCAACGCCGGACGCATGAACTCTGGCATCGACTCGATCGTCTTTTTGATTTTGTCCAAAACCTTCACCGACTGACGTTGACCAGCCGATGTGATCAGTGTTGCTGGAACCTTGCCGAAATAGGCATCGTGAATCGTTTTTCCGATGATTGATGTGGTGATGCCGCAGTTGTGGACCAGAACCTTGTTGGCGAAGAAACTATGCTCACCTTCGATTTCAAGATCGTACATCTCGGATTCGACGCCCGTGTCGATCACGTTTGTGACAAACGCAGGCTCAGTTTCAAGTTGACGATGGCGAATTTGGTACAGTTCATCACCAACCTTCAATTCGTCGGCACGAACCCACTTCAACTTCGAACGCTTCTTCACGGCGAATTTGTGATCTGGACTAGACTTGACGGAACTTCCGTTCGAGACGTAGACTTCAAAAGTATTTTTGACGCCGGATTTCCAGCCGTCCAAAACCTTGCACAACTTGTTTCCGACGCCAGCATGAACCATCGGACGCTGTTCCATGTTCACAAGTCGCTCGATGCTAATTTCACCAAACTCGGTCATCACCATCGTGTCCGATCTCAGACACTGGCGTGACTTAACAACGGCCACAACCCTCTCCCTTGGGGAGATCAGATTCATGAACTCAATTTGTTTCGGGTACAACTCTTGAACCTTCCCATCAGCGTCGGTGAAAAGGTTTGTGAAGTGATACATGAACATCGCGGCGTTGTTGCGATATTTCGAGAGCAACTGCTCCAATTGTTCGTCACTTGGTTTGATCATCTTCGCCTAGTTCTTCAAATTCCGCTTCAATCGTCTCGTATGTTGGAAATTTCTGAATGTCCTGCATGAACACGTCGTCCAGGGATTTAGTTTCGACACCCTTGCTCCTGAAGTGGTTCACAATCATCACAGACAAGTCTCCGCCAACGTTGATGATTTTCTCTTCCGTTTCTTTGTGCATCGAGGATTGCATCTCCAAGAATAGTTTCTGCAACTTTTCGAACCCCATATCATCCAACTCTCCGATCTTGTCGATCATCCTGTTGGAGATTTCCTGCATCATCCTTTTTGTGTGTCGGATGCGAAAATCTTTATCCGAAAATCCTTGCTTCTTTGTCGTCTCGTTGACAATCAACATGAAAGAAGGTTTTTCCATCCAGGTTGCCAAAGTGTGTTCGGTTGTCGAACTCATCTGTGCAACCTCTTTCAGGGTGTAACCCTCTCCGATCAACGACGCCGCACGCTTCTGATTTTCAGTAAGAATCTCTTTCAATTCAAGCTGATTTTTCGCCGCAAGTTTTTGGGCGATTTTCATGGCGTCTTTGGCTAAATCGTTTTTCTTGTCTTTTTTGTCCTTTTTTGGCTTTTTTTCACTTGCCATGCTATTTATTTTGGTCTATTTTACTTTTACACAAGTTTTGATAGGATGAAGTTGACTCTCAGATCGTTGATGCCTTTGAGGTCGTAGTGTGTCTTCATGGTTTCGAGACTCTTTTGGCCACAAGTTCTTCTGTGTGATTCGTCCGAGGCCAATTTCTGTATCGCCCTGACCCAATCGTTGGTTTCGTTTTCGTAAATCGTGACAAGCGATCCATTCGCCACGGATTTGAATCGGTTGTACGGTGCGGCGTAGGTCGCAACGCTTGGAATCCCCCACACAGCGGCCTCCAAGATCTTCAATTCAGACTTACAATCGTTGAACGCGGATGGTTTGACGGTTGCGATCGACACGTCTAACATCGACATGATTTTTGGCCACTCGTCAATCTTCACATGTGGAATGTACACCTTTCGATCTGCTGGGACATCAAACATCTCCATGAATTCTTTGTTTGAGCAAAGTGCGAAGGTGACGTTTGGACACTTGTCGATCAACTTCTTGATCGGCTTGACAATCTGTTTCAGCGAGTCGATGTGACTTGTGCTGCCAGCCCACCCGACAATCACTTTGTCGCCAGGAAGTTCGTGTCGGCGACTGTTTGATGGGTCATAGACTGGATCGCTCAAATCGATCGCGTTGAGACAAACTTCAGAATCGACGTTAAAATTTCTATGCGCGAAAACAAGTTCTGGTGTCGAGAAGATCAATCCGTCACATAGGGAGATTGCCTTCTTGAGATTTGCTGTTGCTGGTGATGTTTTGTTCCAGACTTTGTACGCCGGATTTTGGACGTGGACGTTAAACAGATCGTCGTCGAGATCCATGAAGATTTTAACGCCATGTTTCTTGGCGATCTCCATGATTCCGACCATCGGCATATCACTGACGCGCTGAAAAACCGCTGCGTCGTAACTGTTCACGATGTTTGCGAGAAAGATCGACGAAATGGTGTCGTGTTTGTAGACATCCTCAAAGAAATCAACCTTGACGCCAGTCTGTTCTGGTCCGCGAGATTGAATCTCTCTGAACGGAACGTACATTCGATACTTTCCGCAGCCAGCCTTATCCGCTGGCAAAACAAGAATCTTTTTGTGTGTCACTTTCCGAAAATGTCCAGTCCAAGATCTAAGTTGTCAATCATGTAGTAAGGATCTGCCGTGTTTTCAGAACGACCATGATCATCCACGTCGTCCTGATCGAATGTGATTTGTCCAACCTTTTGTTCATAAACCCGTGGGTACATTTCACTGTATTCTGTCATGATTCCCATCTCCCTTGAAACGGCCAGGATGTTGTCCCGCCAGATTTCACCCTCAAGATGCCCCAAGGCAACCTTGTTGTTCTCAAGCCACTCTTTTGCCGCC